TCATCATAGAAGAAGGAGAAACTATGAAATTCCTAGCAATCTTAATAATTACATTAACAATAGTTGTTATTCTCTCACTGTTAAAAATTAGCAAGAAAAGAATTCCAAGGAGATAATAAAAGGAATAATCTTATGACTAAAGAAGAATTAATAGAGGGGCTAAATAGTATTGGTAATAAAGAAGAGGTCTTCATATCAGCCGTTCATGAACTTTGTCCTGATGAAATACCATTACTTATTGAGATAGATTTCGTTGCTGATCAGTTTATCAATATTACTTTACCTAAAGGATGGTGACAAGATGATCAAAATTACTGAGACAGAAGAAGTAGTAATTCTCCATTGTACTAAGTGCGGAGAAGTTAAATGCGTGGAAGTTGATTCGCCTAGGTTTGCTTACCGAGAGATTAATAAGTTTAGAAAGATTCACTTAAACTGTAAACAAGATAAGGAATGAAAAGAGTTTTATGTTCTACTTTATTTCTCATGACCCTCCTAAGTCCATCAAGTGTAGGGTGGCAGACTCCAACAGTTCCACCCTACACTATGGACGAGGTTGTTGAGAGTCCTGAATATGTTGACTTCTGGACTAAGCAACGAAGGCATGGGTGGTGGACTGTTAGTTATGAGAAGAAAGATGGTAAGATTTATTTCATGAGAGATGGAGTAGAGTGTAAATTTTGGTGAGGAGGAAAGAAAATGATGAGTGAAGGAACTTATCAATTCATATTAGGATGCTACATAACTATTGGTGCGATAGTAGTAGTATGGGGTACTTGTATAGTTCTTAGCGAAACGTGGGAATGGATAAAGGGAGTTTTAAATGCAAAAGATAACTAAATATAATCAGTTTGGAGAAAGTGGATTTGAGTTCTTGGGAAAAACAAAGAAGAGAACTAAAAAGAAACTGTTTGAGGGAACTTTCAACTGGCATGGCGAAGTTCTAATCATTTACTCTCATGCTTCGTCAGAAAAGCAAGCCTTTAGTATGATGATTACAAGGCTAAGTAATAAACTAGACTTTACAAGGGTCATGATAAGCAACTATTTTCTTGATTCTTGGAAAGATAACTATAAAATAAAGGAGGTAAGAAAATGAAGATCAAGTTTAAGAAGTTAAGAGAAACTAAGAACAAGATTAGATTTGATGAGGTTCTTTCAGAAGGAAGCAAGATTCCTATCATTGGGGCACTTTATATTGTGAAGGAAATTGCAAAAGATTCAACGGAGGTAGAATTGGATGTTACTTTCATTAATTAATCTATGGGGAATTAATCCCCGAAGAAGGAGGGAAATTACTATGGAAAGGGAGATCGTTGAGAAAAAGATTTTAGAGGCACAAAGGGAACTCATGAGACTTAGTCCACTATACAAAGAAGTAGAAAAAAGTTTGAGAGAAGTGTCAAAAGAGATTGATCACTGGGCTAACATAAAATACGAGGCAGAGAAAAAGTTAGTAAAAGTACAAAGGCTTTCGTCAATAGAATGCTCAGTTAAAAGAACTATAAAGCCCAAAAAGAATCCAACAGTTACAGAACTATTAACAAGTCTTAGTAACATTTCCTTACTTGACAAAGAAAAGTTACTTGCGGCACTTACACCATGATAGAGAATTTAAAACCACAAAATAAATGCTTGACTTCTATCATTTTGTATGTTAATATGTATTATATTTAGTGAATGATGATTTAACTAAATTCAACGAAAGGAGGTTAAAACAGTGTTAGAGTCCTTGTGTATTTTCACTCATTATGGTAGAACTTATACATTTAAGGATGTGACCGTAGTGTGTGACAATGAGACTATTCTTCAATTCCGGTACATGGCTATGTCTGATGGCAAAGTCAAGACAGGAACATTTCCAAAGAGTGGGATTTCTGGATGGTCTAGTTGTGAATCAGAGTAATAAAATAAACCTAAAGGAGCAAAAGAATGGCAAGTATTGAAATTAGTGCGAAAAAAGAAGTAGAAGGTGTGGCAAAGGTTGCCACTATTCTGTATGAATTTGGAGAAAATCTTGACGATATGGCTAAGAAGTTTGGTGCCGACGTAGTCTTTACCAACGCAAGAGCAAACTTTAAAATTACTGCCCAGGGTGCTATGAGACGTTACATTACCGCAGGTAAAAGTCCTGAGGAAATCACGGCTCTTATGGCTAACTGGATTCCTGGTGTTGCAATCGAAAGAACTGTTGATCCTGTCGCTATGCTGCTTGGCAAGTGGGGAACCATGACTGAGGAAGAGAAGGCAGATGTTCTGAAGAAACTCAAAACGAAGTAATCTTGATGTACCCTCCTTCGTTTGGTGAGGGAAGTTGTGCCGCTTCCCTCACCTTTTTTTACCTAATTAAAACCACAATTTTAAGGCTTATGGAGGAGTGGCAATCAAGTCTCCTCACCAAAAAGAAGAAAGAAGGTAATAAGGAATGAGCAAACGTGAAGGAATAATGTTATGTTATCCTTTTGAAGAAAAACGTCTAAGTAAGTGGAACCCACCTTATATAATCCAACCTAAACTTGATGGAGAGCGTTGTAGAGCTATTTGGAGCGAGACTCATGGTTATATTCTTGTTAGTAGTGAGTTTAATACTATAGTCTCTGTTCCTCACATTAACAAGGCTCTCGAGCGATGCTATTCAGTTGCTGAGCTTGATGGTGAACTTTATACTCACGGGCTTTCGTTTAGTGAAATTCATTCTCGAGTAAGCAGAACAGTCAATCTTCATCCTAATTATGAGGAAATAGAATTTCATATCTTTGATATAATCAACGATGAGCCTCAATCAGTAAGATTAGCAAAGCTCTATTCTAGCGTAGCTGCTATTGGGTCTATCAAAATCGTGCCACAAGTCTTGGCAAATACCTTTGACGAAGTAATAGATGCTTATAACGGTTTTTTAAAAGACGGTTATGAAGGAATGATAGTACGTCACCACGGAGCTTCTTATCGTCGAAGTAGAAGTCCTTACATCATGAAGTTTAAACCAAAAAAGGATGACTATTATCCTATTAAAGGATACTCAACAGAATTAGATAAAAACGGATACATTAAACTAGGAATGCTTGGAAAGATTATTTGCTCAAGCGGTGATATAGACTTACCAAACCTTTATGAGTATCCTCCTCGTGCAAAACTTCCAAAAGGGTACTTTGGCGTAGGCTCTGGACTTACTCGAGAACAACGTGAGGTTTATTGGGATAAGAAGGAACAACTCATTGGTAGAACTTGTCATGTAGCTTATCAAAACATAACTTCTGGAAAAGGTGTGCCAAGATTTCCAGTTTTTCTTAGTGTGGAGGAGTAATGAATAAGTTTTTTTGGAATCTAGTTGTGATAATAGTTTTAACCTTGTGGCTATGTTCAGTTAGCTACTTCATTTAAAGGAAATCAAATGAAAGTTTATATTGTCAACAAAGGAGGTCATAACCATATAGATGCTGAGAGATTTGGTGACTTAGTTTTTCTCTCTGAGGGAAGTATTAATCGTTATGCAGCAAACTCTATTTATCGCAGATTTGCTACTATATTAGAAGATTCATCTCCTGAGGATTATATTCTCATCACGGGCTTATCAGTTATGAGTTCTATTGCATGCTCTATCTTTTCCCACCTTCATGGAAGAATTAATCTTCTTCTTTATAAAACCACGAGAGGGGAGAAAGAAGGTTATTATATTGAAAGGACTATAATTTTAGATGAGCTTTTGAAGGAGGAAGAGAGTGGAAAAGAATAACTCAGATGAGACAAGATTAATAATCTTAGGGATGGCAGGAATTACTATAATCGGGGAGTTAAATCTTGAGAATAAGTCAGTTTTAAGAAAACCCAGAGTTCTCCAAACTGTTCAGCAAGGAAACAAAACACTTTTGCTAATTCAGCCTCTTGTAGGAGATCCTGAAGAATTATTCATCAACTCAGCTAACTTCTCTTATGTTCCAAATATGGAGATAATTGATATCTATATTGAACAAACAACTGGGATAAAAAGAGCTGGACTACATCTTGTTTAAAAAAAAGGAGAACAAAATGAACAACTTAATATCTGAACATTACACTCATGATATTCAAGACTCAAGTAAAGTTCAAGAGTTCATGGATTGTGGAAGGAAGTATTTTTATCGCTACGTTTTAGGTTGGGATACAGATGCTCCTAACAATCATCTATCTTTTGGTTCAGCGTGGCATGATGCTATGGAATACTTACTTTTAAATGGTTATTCTGACTCAAGTATTATGGGAGCTTATGAAGCATTTCTTGAAACTTATCGAAAGGACTTTCCTGAGGAAACAGACGGACTATTCGGTGCCAAGACTCCTGCGAGAGTTCTTGAAGCATTAATTGAATATACTCAGAAATATAAGAATGATTTTTCAGAATTCGAAGTTCTTTATACTGAAATCGCAGGAACAGTCCCACTAACTGAAGATCGCAAGTTACATTTTCGTCAGGATGCTATATGTAAGGGAAAAGATACTTATGGTTATTTCTCTTTGGAGCATAAAACAACTGGGGCTACCATTAGTAGATCATGGTCACAACAGTGGCCTTTGAGTACTCAGGTTGGTTGTTATACTCACGTACTCTATTGTTTGTTTCCTCCTGAAGAGGTTTATGGAGTAAGAATTAATGGATCAGGATTTCTTAAGACTAAGTTTTCTTTCGAGCGTATTCCTATTGCTAAAACAAAGAATGCGATGCAAGTATGGCTTTGGAATACGTTGTTTTGGCTCGATCAAATTCAGTGGAATTTTGAGCTTCTGAATGAATGTAAGGAGTCTGATGAAGTAATGATGGCATTTCCTATGAATACACAAAATTGTAATAAGTGGTTCGGCTGTCCATACTTCGATTTTTGTACTGCTTGGCCTAATCCACTGAGGAACTGTAGCGAGACTCCCATGGGAATCAAGATAGAATTCTGGGACCCTATGTTATATAGACCCGTACGTAACGAGATGATTATGGGAAAGATGAAAGGAGGAATAAAATGAGTGAATATATTCATTTATTAGGTGCTGAAGATGTACAAAGAGCTGGTTCTGCTATGCGGGGTGCAGCCACTGATATACAACGAGCAGTTTCCAGTCTTGACGATATACTATTTAGGTATCAAAGATTTATGGATGATTGGCTAGATAGGTTTGAGAACAAGATGAAAGGAGGAGAGTGATGAAGAAGACTAAACCAGTACCTATCATCATTCCTGACGAGAATGTATATCGCTCAGAGATTCGTAAACAACCTGATGGAATGGGGATAGTAGTGAAGCATAAGGTAAAGAAAACTAAATACACTCCTCATCAGGGGAGTAAGGAGCGAGAGAGGAGAAGAAGATGACCGAAGAAACTAAATCACTAGAAATAAAAATGGAGATGGAGAAGCTTAGAGAAATCTATAATAATGATCCTCGAAGTTCCTCTTTCAACGCTCTTATCTATGGAGGCACGGGTTCTGGTAAGACTTCTTTACTTCGAACTTGTCGTCTTCCACTTCACGTAGACTCATTTGATCCTGGAGGAACAAAGGTACTACAAGGTGAGGCTATTTTAAATGGAGTCTTGTATCCAGATGAAATGGCTAACGGAAATATTATAGTTGACTCAAGGTACGAAAATGAGAATCCTAAGAATCCTTGGGCTGCTGATGAGTGGGACAAAGAATTTCACAAAAAATCTCTGATGGGTTACTTTGATCGCTTAGGTACTTATGCTATTGATTCTGCTACTACGTGGGCACAAACTATCATTTACGGCGTAATGAAAAAAGCTGGTCGAGCAGGAGGACATCCCTTTCAAAACGATTGGCTTCCTCAGATGGCTATTATCGAAAATGCTATTCGTGTTATGCTATCGTTACCCTGTGATGTAGTTTTCATTGGTCACGATGATTCGGACAAAGATGAGGCAACAGGAAGAATGTTTATTTCCTTAATGATCACTGGGAAACTTAAGCGTCGAGTTCCCTTAATGTTTGACGAAGTTTATGTAGCTTTGACTAAGGAAACAAGTAAGGGAGTTGAATACCAACTGTTGACTCAAAAAACAGGTCTTTATCAAGCAAAGTCTCGATTAGCAAATAGAGGCCAACTTGAGATGTACGAAGCTATGGATATGAAGAATATTCTTAAAAAAGCAGGAAGATCGACTGAGAATAAGCCTTCGTTATTTGAATAAGAAAGGAGAAAAAATGGAAAGAAAGCCGATAGAAGAAGAATTGCTCAGTATTATAGTCTATTATAGAAATATTGTAAGCTCCATGGAAACTATTATTGAGCATCTTCGTAAAGAAAAGAAAAGATTAGAAACAGCAATAGGTGTAATTGCCTTTAAGGGGAAAGGAGGTTAAATTAGAAGAGGCTAAGGAGTAAGTTACTTTAACAAACTAAATTGTAGGAGGAAAAGTATGAGTTTCATGGATATAGACACAAGTGATGCAATAGAACCGCGTGCGGTTCCAGGTGACGAAGAGTATGAGATTCGTCTAATTGATATGAGAGAAGGAATTGACAAAAACGGAAATGGTTATTCTATGCCTCGTTTTGACATTCCTTCTGTACCCGCAGCAAAAGACTTCACAAAGTTCTACGGTCATACGCGCTCTGATATGTCAGAAAAGGAACTTAATTCTGCTAAGTGGGCAGTCGCAGAGTTTAAAAAAGCCTTTGGAATTCCTGATAATGAGCGAGGAAGTCTTGATAAGTATTTTGGTAGCACAGCTTGGGCAATTCTTGGAGCAAAAGAAGATCTGGAGTACGGTGAGCAGAACTACATCAAGCGCTTTGTGAAAGCGAAATGACCTAGTTTGGTGAGGATGCAGGTAGCATTCTTGCTTGTATCCTCGCCATAATCTACGGGGAAAAATTCCCCAAAGGAGCAAACCATGTCAGATAAGTATCGACCGAGATTATCAATCGAGATTACGGAAGAACAAAATGCAAAGCTATATCGTTTAGTTCCTTGGGGAGTGAAACGAGAACTATTCAACGTTATTATTGAAGATGTAATAGAAATTCTCGAAACTCATGGAGAGATTTTTATTGCAGCTATACTCACTCGCAAACTTCGAGTTCAAGATTTACCAAAAGTGAAAGGTATTCTCGATGGCAACGATAAGTGATTTAGCAATTTCTGTTTCTGAAATGTCAGATGATGATCTATTTAATTTTATAAGAGAAGTTCGTAGACGTAGAAGAACTCCTGTTGAGAAAAAGAATAAGGCGAAAAAGGCTTCGAAGGTTAGTATGGATAGCTTGGTTTCTAAGTTATCCTCAACTGAGAGAGAAGACTTAATAAAAATGCTTGAGGGGAGTTGATATGATAGTAAAAGTTGTACCTACGGAGGAAGTCTTTTGTAGTGATAGATTCAGAACTGATTACGGAGATATGGAAGGGCTTGTTAATTCTTTTAAAAAACATGGAATTATTCAACCTCTAGCAGTTGCTACAAGAGAGAATTTTGAGAAACCTTATAGATTAGTTGCAGGAGGTAGAAGATTTGATGCAGCTAGACTCGCAGGAATAAAGGAGATTCCAGTAAGAATCTATACTGAAGAGCTTAACGATCTTGAAATGCGCTCTATTGAATTGGAAGAAAACATTCAGCGCAAGGAATTAAGTTTTATTGAGGATTGTAATCTTAAGCGTGAGATTCACAGACTCCAACTCTCGATTCATGGAGAAAAGGTTTCCACATCTCCTGATGCCTCTGGCTGGAGCATGAGGGACACGGCAGATCTTATTGGAAAAGATCATAAGACTGTAAGTATGGATATCAAACTAGCAAACGCTGTTGAGGGTTTTCCTGATCTTCAATGGGATAAGTGTAAGAATAAGAGTGATGCTGTAAAGATGCTTAACAAGCTTGAGGAAAGAATTGTTCGTAAGGATTTATCAGAGAAGGCAACTAAGCTTCTAAACAAAACAGCGAAGAAGAAAACTGAGGCTTATATTGTAGGAGATTTCTTTGACATGATTGCAAAGGTTCCTAATAAAAGCATCGAACTGGTTGAGCTTGATCCTCCTTATGCTATTGACTTACCTCAGCAGAAGGTCAAAGATAACTATTCGATTATTTATGGTGATTCTTATAATGAGGTCGCAAGCAGTCAATACATCGAGTTTATGCAGAACACTCTGAAGGAATGCTATCGAGTAATGAGTGATAATTCCTGGATAATAGTCTGGTTTGGTCCTGAGCCGTGGTTTGATCCTATGTATCACATGATTAAAAATGCAGGTTTTCAAACTCGTAGGCTCTGCGGAATCTGGACTAAGCCCAGCGGACAGACTAAACATCCAGATACTTATCTTGCGAGCAGTTATGAAATGTTCTTTTATGCAAAGAAAGGTGATGCAAAGATCAACTTGGACAAACGTGGAAGATCAAACGTGTTTAACTTCCCTCCTGTTTTTCCTGCTCATAAGATCCACCCCACTGAACGTCCAGTTGAGTTGATAGAAGAGCTTCTTGATGTCTTTGCCTGGGAAGGTTCACGAGTTTTAGTACCTTTTGCAGGAAGTGGGAATACTCTTGTTGCTGCTTATAATAAGAAGATGTTTCCAATCGGCTATGATCTTTCTTCTGAGTATAAGGAAGGTTATGTAAGTAGAATAATGCTAGAAGAATTGAAAGGAGGCTAATAGTGTTCATACAACACGGAGGACTAAGTAAGATAGAGCCTATGCCTATGAGTGATATAGACATATTCTATGACGTGGAGATTGAAAAGATCAACGAGATTATTGAGAAAGTAAATATTTTAATATCATTAGCAAACCTAGAACTTAATAAGTAAAGGAGAACTAAAATGACAAATCAAGTATTTATGATGACAGTAGACGAATGTGTTATTAAGTGTAAGAAGATCCTGAACAGCAAGGGAAAGGATTACTCCTTTGAGGATGATAGATTTTCTAACTTCAACTCCGCAGCTGGATTACTTAGTAGTACCCCTGAACAAGCTCTTTACGGTATGCTTGCTAAGCATCTAGTAGCTATCAACGACTTCATTGACCAGGATGCTGTGGGAGGAATAGTTCATAAGAAAGATTGGGAAGCTAAAATTTATGATGCCATTAACTATCTCTGGCTCCTTCAGGGAATGCTTAAGGAGAGGGGGAGTATGTGATGAAGTGGGATACTTATTTTTATGACTTAGCTCAAACAGTAGCTTATAACTCTAAGTGTTTAAGTAGGCAAATAGGAGCAATTTTAGTAAGGGACAATGCTATTATTGCCACGGGATACAACGGACCTCCAAGGGGAATTCCTCACTGCAATGTGAGACATAACTTTGATGGTCTGCTTTGTAAAGCTTTCGAAGAAGCAAATGTAAAACTTCCTAGACCTAATGAGGAGCTTTTCCTTTGTCCTAGAGTTCATCTAAAATATCCATCAAATCAAGGTCTCCACTTATGTCCAGCTACTCATGCTGAAGCAAACTGTATTGCCCAAGCCGCAAGGACTGGCGTAAGTACTAAAGATTCTACTATGTACGTAACCTGTGGAATCCCTTGTAAAAATTGTCTTGCTTTGCTGATCAATGCAGGAGTGGTTGAAGTAGTATGTATAAATCTTAACTACTACGATGAGCTTTCCAAGTTTATTCTTGGAGAATCAGATTTAATTATCAGAACTTATCAGGAGGATTGAAAATGGAACTGTTTTTCGACACTGAAACATCTAATATGTATCAATTTAAAAAGCCTCACACTGATCCTTCTCAACCTTGGATTGTTCAGCTTGGGTTTATTCTATCTGAACGTGATAAGATTTATCAAGAAGGAAATTTGCTTATTTATAATAATGGTAGACTTATTGAACCAGGTGCTGAAGCAGTTCATCATATTTCGGTTGAGGAAACTGAAAGGTCAGGACTTTCTGAGTCTATAGTTATGGAAGTAATGATACAACTATTTAAGCAAGCTGACTTAATAGTCTGTCATAACATAGGCTTTGATATGAAAGTGCTTATGTCTAATATAAGCAGATATTATCATAAATTACCTAATAAATTTACGTTGTCTGAATTTCACTATTGCACCATGCTTAAGGGAACTCCTTTGTGTAAGCTTCCAGGCAAGTTTGGAAACTATAAGTGGCCTAAGCTTCAAGAGCTTCACCTTCATCTATTTGGAGAAGAATTCAAAGACGCTCATGATGCTCTTGGTGATGTACGAGCGACGAGAAGATGTTATTATGAGATGACTAAGGAAATGATATGAAAAAAGCAACTGCAGTTCCTCCATCAGGAGATAGAAAAAATTGTCTTTTAGCAGGCGTAGGTGAACAACCTGGGAGAACTGAAGTCCATACTCGTAAAGTCTTTAGTGGTCCTGCAGGTACGGAACTTACATCTTGTTTTGTTGTGGCTAAAATTTCCAGACTCCAATGCTATTTAACAAACGTGATTAAGGATTTAGATCTTCCGCTTGACCAATACATTAAGTTTGGAAAAACAAGTGTTTCAATTTCTGACGAAGGCAGACAGTATATTCAAATGCTTAAGGAAGAACTAATCGACTGCTCTGCTAATGTAATATTGGCTATTGGTAATGTAGCTCTTTATGCTCTTACAAACAGACGAGGGATTATGAATTGGAGAGGCTCTGTTCTTGAATCTACTCTCGTTCCAGGAAAGAAAGTTGTTCCTATAATTCATCCTGCTACTGTAATTCCTCCGAAGAATGTTTATTTAAACAAGCGTTTGATAATCTTTGATTTGATTAAGGCAAGGAATGAGGCAGAATTTCCTGAGTTTCGTTTGGGAGGGCGTAACATAACTATTAGTCCCTCTTATTATGACTCATTAGCCTTTCTCAATCTCTGTCACAAGAAAGGTAGTGGAGGAGCTATTATAGACTTTGACATTGAAGTTTATAACAACGAGGTCTCCTGTATTAGCTTTGCCCACTCTCCTTATGATGCTATTTCAATTCCTTTTATTGATTCAAGAGGAGATTATTTTACTATTGAGCAAGAGGCTATGATTTGGAAATCTATAGCTTCAATTCTCGAAGACGTTAGTATAACCAAGCGAGCTCAGAACGCTGGATTTGATTGGACAATGCTTCTTTCAATCTACGGAATTAAAACTTGTAATGTCCATGATACTATGGTCGCTCAGAAAATTCTTTTTCCTGATTATCCAATGGGATTAGATTTTATAACATCTACTCATACTGACATTCCTTATTATAAAGCAGATGGAAAAAGATGGTTCAAGGTGGGAGGTGCGTGGGAAACTCTTTGGCATTATAATGGAATGGATAGTATTGCCTGTGCTGCTTCTTTTCCTGAGCAATTAAGACAGTTAGAACAACAAGGTAATTTTCCTACTTATAAACGTCAGTTGAGTATAATAGAGCCTCTTGTTTATATGATGAATAGAGGAATAAAAGTAGACACTGAGGGTATGCTAGGTGCTAAAGTAGAAATGGAAGATCAACTTGTAGACCTTCAAAAGCAACTGAATTCCCTCGCAGGAATGGAGCTTAATGCAAATTCTTTTAATCAACTCAAGTGGTATTTCTATGAAAAGCTTGGGCATAAGGCTTACAGAAAAAAAGGATCAGTTACAACAGATGAAACTGCCTTGAAGCGTCTTAGTAGAAAAGGAGTCAAGGAAGCCTCAATAGTAGGAAAAATAAGAACCCTTCGAAAGCTTTCTTCTGCTTATGTAAACTTGGACAAAGTAGATTTCGATGGAAGGATTCGATGTTCTTATAATCCTGTTGGAACAAAAACAGGAAGGCTTTCCTCAAGCGAGAACATCTTTGGCACCGGAATGAATATGCAGAACTGGCCTCACAAGTTGTTAAAACATCTTCTTGCGGACGAAGGATATATCTATTATTCTTTCGATCTTTCTCAAGGTGAGAATCGTATAGTCGCCTATGTTGGAAAGATTCCTAGAATGATTGATGCCTTTGAGACTGGTAAGGATGTTCACGACTTAACTTCTGCTCTTATATTAGGTAAAACTCCTGAAGAGGTTTCGCACGAAGATGGAAGTTCTCCACTTGGTGACGGCTCTCACTCAGAAAGATTTTGGGGAAAGAAGGCAAACCACTCACTTAATTATGATCTTGGTTATAAAGAATTCTCTCTTAGATTGGAAATGCCTGAGACTGAAGGAAAGTGGATGGTAGACCGTTATCACTCTATTTATCCAGAGGTTAGAGGAAACTATCATCAGATGATTAAAACCCAGCTTGCGAAAGATAGAACTCTTACGAATCTTTTCGGTCGCAAGAGACTCTTTCTTCAGCAATGGGGAGATAACTTATTTAAGGATGCTTACGCTCAGATCCCACAATCTACAATCGCAGATAAGATTGATGAACAAGGTCTGGCGTTTATCTATCAAAACCAGCAATGGTTTAAATCACTAGAACTTCTTATCCAAGTGCATGACTCAATAGGTTTTCAAATACCTCTAAACATTCCTTGGTCTGAGCATGCTGATATGCTAATAAGAATCAAGGAATCTCTCGAGACTCCTGTGAAATGGGGTGATGTAGAGTTTGTAATTCCTGCTGATTTAGTAATGGGATTTAATCTTTATAAAAAAGAAGGAATAGAGTTTAAGCATGATAAATTTCCTGAGTCTTCTCAACTGCTTGCGAAAGAATTAGAAGAAGGCTATAACAAGTTAATGAAAGGTAAGAAAGATGAGGAGTAATCATGTTAGAGCGACATACGGAAGACTGGTTAAATACTTACTTAGACTACACAAAGAACTCAGAGCCTCCTCGACTTTTCAAGGTATGGACAGCACTAAGTGTTATGGCATCTGCTTTACAACGTAAGTGTTCTCTTCCATGGGGTACTTTGACATTTTATCCTAATATGTACATAGTACTTGTGGCTCCATCTGGCAAGGCTCGTAAAGGAACTGCAATGGGTCCTGGAATGGATTTCCTAGAAGACCTAGACATAAAGTTAGCAGCTGAAGCAACAACTAGAGAATCATTAATAAGGGAGGTAAAAAATTCTAATGATACTATTATTTATCCAGATGGAAGAACTGAATTCCACGCTTCACTAACTATTTATAGCCAGGAACTTACTGTATTTCTTGGCTATCAGAATCGCCAGTTAATGAGTGATCTAACCGATTGGTATGATTGTAGAAAACGTTGGACTTATCGAACAAAGAACATGGGTACTGATGATATTATAGGAATTTGGATTAATCTTTATGGGGCAACAACTCCTGACTTGATTCAAACCTCGCTTCCTTTGGATGCAATAGGAGGTGGGCTCACTAGTAGAATGATCTTTGTTTATGAGCAGAAGAAGGGTAAGATAACACCTGTTCCCTTTCTTACTAAAGAAGAAATTGAATTAAGAGAAAAGCTTTTAATGGACTTAGAACAAATTCATATGCTTCAAGGAGAGTTCAAAGTTACTCCTGAGTTTCTTGATCTTTGGATTGCTTGGTATACAAGTCAAGAAGATAATCCTCCTTTTCAGGATGATAGATTCGCAGGATACTTTGAGCGTCGTCCTACTCATGCAATGAAGTTGAGTATTATCTTAAGTGCTTCTCGTTCAAATGATTTAATGATAGAAAAACAAGATCTCGAGCGTGCTATAAGATTGTTAGAAGAAACTGAAATAAAAATGCCTTACACCTTTAGTGGGGTTGGTAAGTCTAGTTCTGCTGACACTGTTAATAGAGTAATGACTGAGATAGGGATTCAAAAGCAATGTACTTTTGCTCACTTGATGGGCAGATTCTATCGTGACGTAGATAAGATAATGCTTCAGAGAATTATTGAATCTCTCGAGGCAATGAACTTTGTAAGAGTAGTATTTGAAGAAGGGCAGACGATGATAGTTTGTCAGAAAGACTCAGATTTTGTTAGTGCTTTAGAGTTATAGAAAGGAAGAAAGATGAAGATCGCAAAAAAGTTTGAATTTCCAGATGAGTGTCCACTTGACTGTCCCTTTCAGGGCAAGGCAGTAGGACAAGGTTCGATTTGTACAAGATGCCCAATTTTTAGCTGTAGACTTGTGCCCTCTCCAGATGAACGATATCAAGACCTTGAAACCCCTGGATACTTTAGACTTATTCATCCCGATGGATACCGAGAAGACTGGGCAGAAGAGTGGAGTAACTGGTTTAAAAACGGGATGAAAGGTTATCCGCAATTATTCTTATAAAGCCGAGGTATTGATCTGGCAGAAGGGAGAAGGAAGATGAATGATTCTATGATTGATATAGCAAGGTTACATATTGGTGATAAAGTACATTATCAACCAGCATATTACGAAAACGAAAAATGGGAAAACGGAATTATAAAGGAGATACGAAAACATGTGGTTGATAGTGTGTGGGTTGTTTATAACTGTGCAAGTAATTGGAGCCAATATATGGATTATACAAGCGCTAAAACAAATTTACGAGACTTAAAGCTGGGGTGGAAGGGAGAAGGAAGATGACTAAATTTGAACAATTAGTAATACAAAGATTAGACAAAATCATAAAGTTGTTAGAACCTCCGATTAAAAATAGGATGCTTAGAATCGTTCCTCCGTCTGGCAGCAATACAGGAGAGATTTGTAATTGTCATTTACATAAATCAGGCGAACTTACAGGAGGCTGGTACTGTCCTGTTCATGGGCAATGTTTTTAGGAGGAGAAGGAAGATATTAATAACGGGCTAACTGATTGACTAACAAGAAGAAAGGAATAAGGAAATGAAAAAAGTATTAGTGTTACTTACAATTTTAGCAGTTATGTTTTTCGCAGGAAACGTTTTTGCAGGTGGTTACGGACAGGGTAATTGTGGGCAAGGAGTAGTTGGCCTTGAAATCTCAGGTGGTTCTCTTGTTGGAGTGCAAGGGTATATAGGTTCTACGTTCACGTATAGCGCTCATGATTCTTGCTTCAGTAGTTCTAGAGCTCTTGATAAGGCTGACTATGTTGGTGTTAACTTAATGTCTTCTGCTAATGGAACAGCATGCCTCAATACTTCGGGTAACTCCAGCGGAGGTATTGAAGGTTAA